GAGCTTCTCATTCGAGGCCTTGCCTAGAAGTCGCATCTGTTTGTAATTCGGCACGTTGCGTTGAACATTGGACACGAACTGCTTACCTTGCGGCTTCCTGATGTATTTCATTGAACCGGCTCGCTCATAGATCATGCCTGCCGCGTCCATTTGCTTGAGCGAGATGACCTTACGATTGACTGAACCACGCTGACGGCTGAACAACGGGCCGACGGTCATACCGGCGGCGATTTTGTTCGGCTCATACAACGGGAAGCCGCCTTGCCTGACTCTCGTGCGATTTGCGTTCCGGGGTTTGATGTCCGTCCATCCAGACATCGCTGAGTCAGGAATCATGCCTCGAGCGTGCTCGATGACATCCTGTCCTACCGCACGAAGTTCGGCGCGAGCGTCCTTGGCGAAGTCAGGCTCCAGTTTGGCAAGAATCTTGACGACTTCTTGAGCACCCTGTAACCGTGCCTCGTATCGAATCACCCGCGCCGACCTTTCGTTGCTTCAGACTGTTGATGGTTTCGCCACTTGATGTAGCGAAGCATCGTGACGATGAATCTCGGCGATTGCTCTAGGAGCACCGATGGAGCGATGCCTGTTTCGACCGATAGGGCCGCGATCAGCCAGTGGGCTGACTCGGCCCCGAGTGGGGGATTGAATCGCCACCCTCGACCATCTCGACGCCTTCTATGCCGTCCAACCATTTCTCGAAGTCCTGGTTCGTGAGCTTCTTTCGCTTGGCTGCGTGCCATGCTAAGAAGCAAATATCACGAAAGAAGAACTGTGTAGAGAATGAAGAGATGCTTCGGTCGTATTTGTCCTCGAAGGCCACGAAGTCTCGTGCCGATGCTTCGACGACTTGAGGTTCACCGTCATCAGAGACGATACGCAGGCTAAGTTTCATATCAGGCCGTGCTTCTCGTTACGGTGCCAGAGATGGGCCAGGTCACGTTGAACGTGGCCAAGTCGCCGACGCTACCGTCGATTGGGCTGTATTGAGTGACAAGACAGACCGCCGAATAGACAGGGTTGGTTGCTGATGCCGCAGCAGTGCCTTGTGGGGTCACGACTACGGTCGCCAGGGTTCCGACCAACGGTGAGAGTGTGACGTCGACGCTTGCGGCGGCGAAGTCTTGGTGGAACGCGAGAGTGATGCTTGAGTCCTCTAGGCCAGCGATACGAGTGACACCGCGTGAACCGAAGGCGGTCGTGGTTACGTCCGCGACTTCTTCACCGAGAGTCACCTGCGCGATGTGGTCAGAGAGATTCGTGCCGTTGATCAGAATCTTCGGCTCGACTAGAACGTACTTTGCCACTTGTGCTCCTTCTTGTTATGCGTAGACCTGAACCGCGAAGTCTGCGGTCAGGTAAGTGACATCACCGATCGTCAAAGGTTGGATTCCTCGAAGCCCGGTGACCCTGCAGTCTGAGGCGGCAGAACCGAGTGTCCTGTCCCTTTCGATTGCAGCCTTGATTGACGCTGACCCCGAGCTTGCGCAGTAAGCATCGAGAGCGTTCTGTGATGAACGCGCGTCCACGCGTCCAACCAGCAGAGTGACGACGAACTCGAAAGTGTTGAACGCCCCTCTGCCGAAACTTGAGTCATAAGAGATTGACTGCGGAATCACGACCGCTTGTGGTGGGGTCGGATTGTCAGGGATGGTCGCAGTCGCCCGAAGCCCTGAGATGGTGGCCAGATTCGTGGCCAGGCCGGTTCGCAGACTCGTTAGGTTCGCCATCAGGCGATCTGCCGCATCTTGCGGAATGGCATGACCAGTTGCTCGACGTCTGGGTCGAGATACCTAGTCACTCGAACCACACCAAGCTCATTGAAGCCAGCTACGGCCAAGGGTGATTGAAGTCTTGTGAAGATGCGGCTGCCTTGGATGACTGTCGCTTGTTTGATGGCGATGGGGGTGGCTGCCCAACCCCAAGGTGAAGTGACCTTCACCAGAGCCTCTTGACCCAGAATCGGCCAGAAGAAGTCCTCGGTGGCTCGGATTCGATAGAACGAGAAGTCGATGCCGTCAGCCACCGCATTCAACGGTTCAAGCTGGAAGTCGCCGTTGTTGTAAGACCAAGTCGTGTCGAAGGTGATGCCATCGTCGGAAGTCTGAATAATGATCGAGGTTCCTGCGGTGGTTCCTGGAATGTCGTCGACGTAGACCAACGTGTCGGATTGGGCCACGAAGTATCGCGCTGCTGTTCCGTCGTTGTAGAAGAGTCGATTGGTGAAACCGTCTATGAGACGAGAAGCTGACTCGACGGCCATCTCGAGTAAGGAATCATCGACTGAGTCGGTGATCCTTAGTGCCGACTTTACCTCACTTAGACTGCAATACCCGTTGGTTATCGCCATTAGTTTGAGACTCCATCAGTTTAGAAATTATGGGTGACCAGTGTTCTTGATAGACCTTGCTCGCTTCGTATTTAGCGGCATGCTCTATTTGTTTGTCGGACTTGTCTCGATCTTGATAGGACTCTTCTAAGGCACCGACTATCTCTTCGACGCTCGGAGTGACCCACCAAGAGGACTGAAGAGCATCCCACCAAGGCTGACCCTTGACCAACCAACCTTCGCCGACTAGTTCTGGCTGAGCCGTCGCGTTGGTGACGATGGTCTTGGTGCCACAGGCAGCCGCTTCGATCACGGGGATTCCGAAGCCTTCACCGAGACTCGTGCAGAGAAAGACGTCGCTGGCTGTGTAGATGGCTGCTAGAAGTTGTGGTGGGACGCCTGTCCTTATCGCGTATTGGTTCACGAACTTGACTTGGTCGTCGTTTAGTCCACAAGCTTGAGCAAGTTCTAGGAGCTTGATACCACCGGCCGCGCCATCACGCTCACAGTGGACATACAACTTGGCATCGGGCTTGTTCTTTGCGAATACCGAGAAGGCCAGAAACATCTCGCCGAAGCCCTTGCGAGGCGGTATGCCCTTGTTTGCTGAGTTGATGGTTACGACGAAGTCAGTCTTCTCGACTTCCATGAACTCGCGTGGGTAGACCTTCTGCTCGCCGTCTTGGTAATACTCGGTGGGCTTGAAGACTGTCTCGATGCCGTGCGGCGCGTAGCTGTGCTCTATCTGAGCCTTTGTTAATTCACGATCACCGAAGAGGCTCATCGCTATCGGATGAACGAAGTCTTGGCGGCAGAACTTCAGCACCTCGGTCGGTGCCGGAAGATGGTCTATCGGAACCCATGAGGCCACGTTGAACTCTTTGAGAGACGGATTCTTGATGACCCAGACGTCGTAAAGGGTTAGAAGAAGATTCGGGGCATCTGGTTCTTGTTCGAACCAATGCTTTGCGTGAGCTGCGATGACGTCGTTGGAGTAAAGGTCGAACCCTCGTGGATAGATGCGAACGCCGTTCCAGTCGGTAGAAGTCGCCTCGAGACCGAAGTTCGATATGACGCTGACGGCATAACCGTCTGCCTTCAGATACTTGGTCAGCTGACTGGTCTGCTGTCCGTATCCTGTCGGAGCCCAGGGGCTGTTGGAGTAGATACAGACCCGACCCTTGGATCGTTTGTCGCCCTTTCGTAAGGCTTGGCTATTCCCTCGCGTATCAGTTCCAACGCGTAAGGGTCTGGCAGTTCCACCAACGCCCCTCTGATGCTTATTAGCACGTTTGCTCACTATCCCTCGCAGTTCGCAGGTAGCGCAGGGAGTGGGTCTGCGTGCCTGCGCTCACGCAGACCCACACTTACTCGTCAGAGACCTTTAGGCCCCGACGAAGGTCTTCACAGCCGATGTTTGAATCAGGCGGCTGTCGAATCGATAAGTGGCTCGAAGAGTGACCAGTCCAGTCGAGAAGGCAAAGTCATCACTACGTGCCAACTCCATCGCGCCAACTTCACGGATGTAGAACTGGCTCATGTCACCGAAGATGACTGACTTCGCTCCTGCAGCGACTGCTGCCATCTGAGTCGACTCCAGAAGCGGGAAGCCAAGAAGTCGATCTGGCTGTCCGACTTGGTAGTTCGGCTCGAAGATGTATTCGTTGGTCGTGGTCTTCAACTTGCGAATCGCTTGAATCGCAGTAGTCGAAGCCAAGAACGCAACTGCTGGTCTGTTTCTGTAGGCAGCGTTTACCGAGTAGACCAAGTCGATCAAGTTATCGGCAGTCGGTGAAGCGGTTGATCCAGTCACACCCGAAGATGCGCTGGTCACGATGCCGGTCGGTTCGACCGTGCCGGTGCCGAGTGTCAACTTGTTGTCGATGAGGACGCCCATGCTGGTTCCGATTTGCTCGGCCAAGAAGCCAAGAAGGTCGGGGCCAGATAGACCGTTGTCGCTGATCAACTCACTCGAGACTTGCAAGAGTTGAGAAGCCTTGAAGCTCGACATGCTGACAAGTGAGTTGAAGACGACATCCCCTTCAACGATTGCCGCAGCCTCAGCCTTGATCAATGCGGTTCCCGGCGATGAAGTCGACGGGATCTGCAGAGTCTCACCTGATGCGGTGCGAATCTTGGTGCCTGCATTCGACAATGGCGAGATGTAGGTCAAGATGGCGATGACCTTGTCGTAGAACGAGGTCGGCACCGGGGCACCAGTCGAGGACTTGGTCACAGTGTTGCGAGTCTCGAACTTAGCCGAACGAATCTCACCGGTCACGAGTGAACGGATGACGTCGGCGTCGGTCTTCTCGAGTGAGGCTGACTCGATTGGTCGAGCCTGTGCTTCGAACCCTGCGATGGCTTCGTTGCGTGCCTCTTCGCGTGCTTGGTCTTTCTGGAATTGCTCGATGACGCGACCGCGTGAGTCGAGTTCTTCCATGAGCCGGTCATAGGTTGCCGACTCTTCTGCTGACAGGTCACGAGCCTCGCTTGATGCGCCGTCGAGAAGTTCCTTGGCACTGTGCCAGACCTTCTGACGCTCGTCGATCTGTCGTTGAACGTAACTCTCCATAAGAGTTCTGTCCTTTCGATTGTTTGTGGATGTGTTCGCAGGTTGCGCCGAGTGGCTCCACTTCGGCAACTAAGAACGCGGCTCCGCAGTCCTTAGAAACTTATTGTTTGAGAAGTAAGTCCAGATACTTCGACTTCAGGTCGATTTGGTTCTTGACTGGTTGGACTCTTAGCTTGTCGACGACTTCGTTGATGATGTCGGCTCTGTCATCGGTCAGCTCTTGACCTGTCTCGAGCATGGTCAACGCCTCGGACAGTTTGTCCGCATCCACCTCGACAAGGTCTGCC